ACCAACTACGCCATAAAGGGGACTGGCAACTCATTCGCCCGGCGCAAGTGGGAGCTTGAGCTTTATCAGTACTACACCAAAAGCAGAACACCTCTCGATGAGTTCGGTAGGTTAATGTTTGATGATTGGGATGAGTTTGACTGGCGTAAGTTTGATGACTATATGGTTAAATGTCTGAAGAATTACCTCAAGACAGGGTTGGTTCAAAGCACGTTTGTTAATTTGAATATCCGTCAATTCAGTGCCGCCACTTGCCATGAGTTCATTGAATGGTGTGGCGTTGTCCCGGGCGCAAATGAGAATCCGTTGCTTGTTCCGGGCATTAGATTATACAAGAATACTCTGTATGAAGAGTTTGTGCGTGACAATCCTGACTATGGGCCTAAGTCAAGGATGACCATATCGCGAACTAAGTTCTACAGGTGGCTTGATGAGTATGGTAAATTTAAGTATAACCGCATGCCTACCGATGGCAAAGACCTGTCGGGTAGGTGGCTAATCTATGATGAAAAACTATGAGAGAACAAGTTTATTTAGAATGCATTGACGAACTATTCCGCATAGCCGGATATGATGGCGTCACACATCAGGACATCCTCGATGACCCTGACTGGAAGAACAAGTATACTATGACTTCCGAGCAGTTTAAGCAATGGTACGCTTTCTGTGCTAAGCAATTCAGCGAAAAATTTAACATCCCTGAAGCCCAAGCCACCCAAGAAACTGCGTTATTTGTGATAAACTACGGAATAAAATGCAAATAGTATACGAATACATCGAAGAGTTCCCAGAAGAGTTTGCCGAAGATGACGGCACGATTACTCTTGCTGTGGACTGCCCTTACTCCACACACTGTAATTCTACTTTAATTGACAATGACTACTACATCAATTCGACTGCGAGACTATCAGCAGTCCATAGCTCAGGAGGCGAGTACGATTATATCTAAACACAGATTCGTGTATCTGTCTATGCAGGTGCGCACCGGAAAGACACTCACGAGCATCGCCACTTGCGAGAACCTTGCCATCAAGTTAGGCCGTATTCTTAACGTATTATTTGTCACTAAGAAGAAGGCGCTAACAGGCATCAAGAAAGACATAGAAGCCTATGGGAGCCCACATCTAGACGTGGACTACATAAACTACGACTCATTGTCGAAGATGCCTACAAGTCGCTATAATGTGCTCATTTTGGATGAAGCCCACGCGCTGGGGGCATTCCCCAAGCCGAGTAACAGGGCGAAGTTAGTGGCTGACTTAATCTATCGTTATAAGTACTACGTGGTATTGATGTCGGGTACGCCAACGCCTGAGTCTTACTCACAGATATACCATCAGGTGTATGGCATTCCGGGCAATCCAATGGCTCGATTCCGAAACTTCTATCAGTTTGCACATGCTTATGTTGATGTCAGGACCAAAAAAATAAACGGGTTTGACATCAAGGACTATTCAAAGGCGAGCGAGGCGGTCATTCAGATGATGCAGCCATATACAATCTCATACACGCAAGAGGAGGCCGGTTTCGATACCAAGATTGAAGAGCACATATTGCATGTGTCTGCCCCATCTGAAATATGGAGCATCATCCAAAGGCTCAAAGTGCACAAGGTATGCGAACTGCCAGAGGGTGCCATCCTTGCAGACAGTGGGGTTAAGCTGATGAGTAAGATGCACCAGTTATGTGGCGGCACGGTGCTGACTGAGGATGCCAAGGATGGTCTTGTGATAAGCACATACAAGGCTGACTTCATTGCCAAGAGATTTGCGGGAATGAAGATTGGCATATTCTATAAGTTCCGTAAAGAGTATGACGTGCTCAAGGCGGTGTTCAAAGACAAGCTGACTGATGATCTTACGGAGTTCGAAACCACGGACAGGCACATAGCATTGCAGATTGTGTCGGGGAGAGAGGGTATCTCTTTGCGTCATGCAGATGCATTGGTCTACTACAACATAGACTTCAGCGCAACATCATACTGGCAGTCCAGGGACAGGATGACAACGCTTGAGAGAATGCACAATCACGTGTACTGGGTGTTCACGGCAGGAGGCATTGAGGACAAGGTCTATGCTGCTGTTACCAAGAAGAAGGACTATACTTTATATCACTTCAATAAAGATGTAAATTTGCTATTCAATGACGGAGCAACAGATACAATCGAAGCATATTAAATATCTAGAGTCGCAAGGGTATTATGTCATTAAGTTGATTAAGACCAACAAGAATGGCATCCCTGACCTCGTAGCCATACCAAAAGATTCTGATGCGCTGTTCGTTGAAGTAAAGACGCCAACCGGTCGGTTGAGCGAACTTCAGAAATATCGCATAAAGGAATTGTCAGAACATGGAGTCAAAGCATACGTCTATCGTAACGAATAGCGCAAGAGTCAAACACATCAATGCGCTTATGAATGATATTCACGACTCAACATCAGCACTGTATGAGGCGCTGATAGATGAAGAAGAGTCGGAAGCCATATCAGTCATCAAGTCATTACAGAAGAAGCTAAAATCTATTTTAATTTCAATAACAGATGAGTAATCAAGCATATGCAGAATGGCTCAGCAATCTGAGCAACATCCGCCTTGAGCAGGAGCGGCAAAATGTCCAATGGGTCATTGACTTTGGCGTGGCCAAAACTCATGCCAGCGAAAAGATGAGCATCATTCAAAATGAAATTCAAAAGAGGACAAAATGAGGTACATAGGGACTTGCCCGAAGCATGGGATGGTGTCGCACGAAGTGAAGAAGGATCTGTTTGTTATTAGAGGCGCTCACTGTCCATTCTGCCTATCTGCTTTAGACAATGCAGTAATCAGTGAAAAACCAAAGGGGCGCAGAAAAAGCAGTATATTTGGCACATGAAACAAACTCAGTTACTAGGAATTTTGCGCCATGCGCTATCTGCTATCGGAGGATTTGCCATCTACAAAGGCCATATTGATGCTCAAGATGCTGAACAGCTAATTGGGTTAATCATAACATTATTTGCTGCCGTGTGGAGCATTTGGGAAAAACGATAACCAGGCATTCGGCCAACGTACATACCGTTGACTTAGAGGGGAGAGAGGCGGAGTTCTTGTTGATAAGCGACCTTCATTGGGACAATCCTCATTGCGATAGGGTCTTACTCAAAAAACACCTCGATGAGGCAGTAGAACGTGGTGCGGGGATTATCGTAAATGGGGACTTCTTTTGTTTAATGCAGGGGCGTGGGGATCCGCGCAGGAACAAGAACGAGATAAGACCTGAGCATAATGTGGGCAACTACCTTCAGGCTGTTGTCAATAGTGCTGTCGAATGGTTTAAGCCATATGCTCATCATATCATCCTTATAGGGTATGGAAACCATGAAACGGGTGTAATAAAAAATGTAGAGTTCGATGCCCTACAGATGTTTGTAACCCTACTCAATCACGAGTGCAAGACCAATGTTCAGATTGGAGGATACGGTGGGGCAATCTTGTTTGGATTCCGTAACGGCACAGTTGCGAAGCATTACAACCGTTTCGCTATGTACTACTACCACGGCTCGGGCGGAGGCGGTTCAGTAACAAAAGGGGTTATTCAAGACCAAAGGATTATGGCGATGGTAGAAGGTTATGACTGTACTTGGCAGGGTCACGTTCACGAGTTGTATCATCATATCAACATGGTTACATACCTAAACAGGAAGGACTATCTGATTAAACAACGGCCTCTACACCAAATTCGTACAGCGACATACAAGGAGGAGTATCAGGGAGGAGTGGGTGGCTTCCACGTTGAGAGAGGCAGGCCGCCTAAGCCATTAGGAGGCTACTGGATGAAGCTGAAATACTGTAAGATGAGGATGGATGGCGTTGATAATCGTATTATAGATGCTCGGTTTACGACTACGAGTACCCGATAGGGTGTAAATAAGGGGTAAACACAGCGATTCATACCTTATCGGGTGTAATGTCAAGCAATACCTTGACGACACAAACAATGGGATGGCTTTACATAGTATGACACAAATATTGTGTAAAACTGAAATGGAAAATAATTACTTTTGTATCAGAGTATGAGAAACATCAAATACATAGTCGTTCACTGCACGGCAACGCCTCAAGCGACTTCCGTTGATGCTATTGTTAAGTATTGGAAAGAGCAATTAAAATGGAAATCACCTGGCTATCATAAAATTGTAAAGCCAAATGGGGAGGTTATCACATTGGCTTCGGATGAAACGGTATGTAACGGGGTCGCTGGGCATAATTCTGTTTCACTTCATGTTAGTTATATCGGAGGTGTCGATTCGAGGCTTAATCCACTCGACAATAGAACGGGCGGTCAGAAGGAAGCCCTCCTCCAAGTGCTTCATAGCTGGAAAAAAAAGTACCCCACCGCAATAATCCAAGGGCATAAGGACTTCCCCGGGGTGAATAAAGCCTGCCCATCGTTTGACGCTAAAAAAGAATATAATGGAATTAATAGTCAAGATAGTATCAGAGAGGACGGGAGTCCCGTATGAACAAATAACATCTACGCACAGGTCTAAAGATGCAGTGATGGCAAGGAGGCTGTGTTCGGCGATAATGCGTAAGCACACGCTGTTGACTCTTCAGGAGATTGCTAATGAACTGAATCTCAATAATCACACGACGGTTATGTACTACATAACCACTCACGAGGGTTACATGTCGTATGACAGTAAGTATAAGCGGCTGTACGACAGCATTGAATCTACATATAAGTCTAGGCGCGTGATAGGCTACACGCTTAGTGAAGAAGGCAACATGTATGGTTTCTTCGCTCACTATGATAGTGCCTACGCTAACGCGCATGGCAGAGTTATTGTCCCTATTTTAAGTTTAAATTCAAATACATGAAAACACTTTATCAAAGGCTTCGGCCAGAAATGCACCACAAGTTGGCTGTATTAAACCAAGAGATTAGGAGTAAAATCATCCCGATCTTAGAGTCGGAAACCAGTTTCGGTAATCTGACAATCACTAATGCCAGCTTCATTGCCTATAACTTAGGCGCGAGTATGGACATGGCCCTTATGCAATCTCAACTACTAGAACAATGATGAAAGTAACTATAGTAAAGGACGGAGTTCACTCTTCCGTAGAAACAGACGCAGCGAATGTTAGCGTTGAAAAGCTATGCGATATGCTTATAGATGTGTCACAGAGAGCCGGATATAGCAGAGTTGATTTGTTCACTCATATGTCTAAGTACAAGACCATGGAGCGCAATGTGGAGAAATGGGCGATGGACAAGGGCATACTCGAAAAAGCCACCCCATTTGCCCAGGCTATGAAGACTGTTGAGGAGGTATCGGAATTAGTTGTTGCTATTTACGAGAACAAAGCAGATGACATTAAAGATGCTATTGGCGATATATTGGTGACTATTATCATACAGGCTAAGATGCAGGGGATGTCTGTTGAGGACTGCCTTGAGTCTGCGTACAATGTGATTAAGAGCAGGACAGGAAAAATGGTCAACGGTCAATTTGTGAAAGATGTCAGATAGCATATATCCAATGACTGACGCAATCACGGAAGCCGTTGTTGCCCAACTTCGCACAAGAGCAATCACCGAGGCCGTTGTTGCCCAACTTAGGACAAGAGCGAAAAATGGCAAAGAGAAGTACGGAACTACGATGGAGCGCGATGACCTGACGCTGATGCAGTGGTTGCAGCACTTGCAAGAGGAGTTGATGGATGCGGCGGTCTACGTTGAGAAGTTGAAGGGGGAGATTGGGGAGAAGTAGTGTATATTTGTGTAACCTAAACCAAAATAAAATGGAACAATTAACATCACCCGGACCTTTTGGCCTACTTCACGTCGGAAGAGGCACATTTGGTGAGGCCCTTGAGGCACTCAAACAAGGACACCGTGTTGCACGCAGTGGCTGGAATGGCAAGAATATGTTTTTGTTTTTACTTCCAGCAGGGACTGTCCCAACAAAAGCCATTCATGACCCCGCACTTCGCCAGGTTATTGAAGAGCAGGTAGGCGGAGAAACATTTGAGGCGCTTGGCAGTATCAGAATGTTTACTGCTGACAGAAAAATTCTAACCGGTTGGCTGGCATCTCAGACAGATATGCTTGCGGAAGACTGGAACATTATAGTAAATTAAACCTAAACCAAAATAAAATGATTCATGCCCATGTACCAAGGCCATTACCAGAGCCTGAACAAGAAATGCCACAATGCCTCGAAGAGATGCCAGTGTGCAAGACACCAATCGAACCTTGCGAAAGCGAAGAGCAAATAGATGAGCGCAGAAAGCTCGACATCCTAAAACGCTGGGAGATTGGCATCCTTCCATTGGACAGGGGATGTATTGTCAAGGTCGGATGCAAGAGCATTGCGTTCACAAGCATTGAGGCTGCATACAAAGAGATTGGTCGCTACTTGGAAAACCCTCGGTTGGTAGCCACTCAACACGGATTCGGGGAGCATCTTTAGGATTAAACAGTCAGGTGGCGGAATTGGTTAGACGCAACTACTACAAGTCGGCAAGGTAATGAGAGGTTCAGCTCAGTCTGATGAATGAAGAGTATTACTTCACCTAATAACTTGCACCACAGGTTCGAATCCTGTCCTGACTACAAAAAAAGCCGAGTAGTTTAAGTGGTAAAACGACGATTAGGGAGTGCGCACCCCGACCGTGAACAGAAGTTGTAAATGTGGGTTCGAACCCCACCTCGGCGCTAAATGAATGGTGTAATGACATTACACTACATAGGAGGAGGTGGCGGACCTTTTTTGACCTCTTCTTCCATGTTGAATAAATCGTATATTTTCTTGCCAAATTTACTTTTGCCGTCAATCATCTCTTCTATTATCTTGTAGTATTTGAGCGTAGTACCCGCCGGGATGCCGGACAAGTCGGTAATATTTGCCGCAATTTTTATCATAGCCGACTGCCTTTTAGAATCTGATTTGGCACGGTTATAATCTTGAAGTGACTTCACGATGTCTTTGGCCGCCATCAGGAATGGAGTATTCCTCATGTCAGATGCCCATGGCTTACCGGTGTACCAGTCCTTAAACGACTCTATGACATCGCCAATAAGTATCAATGCGGTAATATTGCCTAAAATGCCGGTTAGTATCATGTCTTTCTCGTCATCATCATCCCATTTATTGAGAATACCGGGCATGCCAAGCAAGAACACATAGTTATAGAATAGCGGCATCACAAAGTGAAAAGCTATAAACGATCTCAAATTTTTTGCAAACTCCTCTGACTTAACTCCTTTTGGCCCTGTGCTTAAGAGTATTCTATACATATTCCTAATGGACATGATTTCTATACGAAGATATTGCAACGGCTGAGATGCAAACAGCGTAAATGACTTTAATATAGAGTCTCCAATCCCGCCACTTGCCGTTTGAGTCAGCCCTTTGTTCTGAGGGTTGTTGCTCTGAGCGACATTTGAAGTTATAGTCATAAACTTCTCGGCAGCTAATTTCTTTGCAGACTCCTCATTCACGCCTTGCTTTAAGTACTTGTCCTTGTAGTATGCATATAACGGGAGGCCAGTCAAGATACCATACTTGTCACCCAGTCTAGCCAAAATCATCATGTGCTGAACCCACTTTTGAGGGATCCAGAAATTGTCATCAGTTTTGCCCAATGCCCCTAACAGGACGTTGAGATCAATACCATCAAGCCTTGACTTTAGGGTGGCATTATACTCCTTCATTTCATCGACCATGCTCTTTATCTTGAATGGATCGCCGAGAATCTTTCCTGCATATACGCCAAATTTTACAGCCCCTATATCAGCGACATACCCCATTCCAGTAGTCATCTGAGACAGGAACACCCTAAAGTTCCCCGCCAACTTGGCTATTGCAAATTGTTTAGTACCTGTGATAATGAAAGACGCAGGATCTTCCACATACCCCGTTCCTTGTATTCGTTCTATCATCGTAACAAGGCTGTTGTAAACTTTTTTGCCAGAAGTGGCTTCTATGGCTTTCTTGACAAGCTGATTGTTAAATATGCTTGCAACATCACGGATAGCTTCTTCAAAAGACGCAAAGAAATTCATCTCTCTGGTGTATTTCTTTAGTATGCTATCCCCATCCATGAACTTAATGGAAGACTTTGATTTAACCCTAGACTTTGTAGACGCCCCCGCTACAGTTGGGCTTATCAATCTAAACTCACTAAAGAGAGTTGAAATTTCAGGAGTTGACGACACCCCTTCTCTTACTAACATTCCTGCATAATGCCTCTCCCATGGGAGTGGACTGCCAAACACACGCTCATACACAGGGCTATACAGTTCGTATACAGCAGGGAAGTACTCATCAACCTGCCAGTCAGCCCACTCAATAACATCAGGGTGGTTTCTCGCAAGGAAGTCTAACATATATTCAAAAAACTCCAACTCCGACATCCCATATTTAGAGGCAGCATCTTTGAATGAACTTAATACGGACTCTTGATTTGCCGGATTTTTATACTGATTGTATATGTAGTACAGTTGATTGACGCTAAATTTTTGGTCAAACCCAGGGAAGGAAATGTTTTGTTTAGCGTTGTTGGCAAGCACCCTTTCCCACTTAGGACCAAATATCCTCTTGGCTGCATCTTGAAGCATATCCTGTGTGAGTATATTAAGTCTATCGTATTCCTTTTGAGCATCGGATATCCTCCTTACAGTCATATCATATGCGAGACCTTCAAATAACGATACTGCCGAAATAGACACCTTGTTTATGATGCCGGTGAAGTCTTCCGTCGTCCCAGACAAGAAGCCAACTATCGTATCTATAAACCTTTGGACGAATCTCTGTTCTCTTTTCGCAGTTCTATCGGAAAGTCTTTGCTTTAATTTATCAAGCTCTTCCTTGTCGTCAATTAATGCCATCAGCTCATCTGCATCAACTTGCAGGATGTCTGATGCCATAATTGCAGCTAACTCATTTCTACGCTTAGCCTTTGAAATCTTATCCTCTAAGAACTTTGCTCTCTCTCCTCGGAGTATTCTTTTCAACTCATCGTCAACTTCTTTTAGCACGTCCGTCTTGCCATCATTGCTGTCATCCATAAGCAAGGATGCATTGTATTTAACCGCTATCGTAAGAGCCTCTATGTTCCTTTGTATCTCTTCTTGGACTTCATACGGCTGAGCACTAATCTCATTAAGTAGAGTGTCGAGGGCAACAGACTGCTCTGCTATTTTGGCCTCAATGTTTGCCGCTGGGCTATCTTCACTCATGAGCATACCCCCATTTAGGGCGTTCAGCAAAACTTGAGCATCGACAGTCGTCCTGCCTAAGATTACGCCCTTTTTCTTACTCGTTATCTTTGTTTCCAGCATTTTGGATATGCTAGACTTAAGATCTCTGTTCTTTATGGTCGCAATTGTATCCCGCACCTCGTCTATAATCTGCGCCATATTTGTGGTTGTAGCCTTTTTGACTTTTTCAAGCAAAGACTTAACCTCTTTAGTGGTGTACTTTGATTTGGGCAGACTAGCAATAATGTAAGACACCAATTGAGCCTTAGCAGTGTTCGCTATCTTCCCGCCCCGGACTATGCTCTTAGCTTCTATTGCCAACCTGCGCAGAGACGCCCTCATATTCCGGCTCATTCTGATGTCGCTCGAGTTAAGCAACCCTACCATCATCTGTTTCTTGACGTCAATCGTTGCATTTATGTATGCGGGCTCCGCCTTAAGCGCCTCCATCATAGCATCTACAATAGTATCTCCAAGACCTTTTTGCCCCTTTATAGCCTTGCGCTTCTTCCTGTTTCTGTATAGGTCTACACCTACCGTTCTCACTCTATTCCACACCGCCAGCCCCTCGTGGTATCCTCCTGGCACATTGGCAAACGCAGGAGGAAATGGCATTAGTTCAGGGGATTTTATGTTGGTAATAACATTCCCGAGGCCACTCATAAACATGGTTATGTCGTCCTGTTCATACTTATTGATTTGCAGATACCTTTTAATCGCATCATCTGTATACCCTCTATCTCTAGCGTCCCTCACGATGTCTATGATATCTCTGTCCTCTCTAAACTGAGGATTAGGGATGAGCGTGACCTCAAACGCTTCTGATGACTGTGGTATTGGCTTGCCACTCAACAGGTCACTAAGAGCCGTGTTGATGAAGTCATCGAGCGTCATGGTTTCAATAGGGCCCAGATACTTCGTGATGTACCTCCATAAAGACTTAAGCCAGTTTTTCATCTTCGGGTTTACTACCTCTGCTCCCCGGTTTCCGATGATGATGGCGAGTGCTTCATCCGCTGCCTGATTAGGCGACTTGCCCTTAGCTAATTCTGCCTTGTACTCTTTGGTTGACTTGACCAACTCGATACCACGCGCATAGAGTGCGCTGTTGTGGACCTTGATGTAGTTCAGCCATATGTGCCCAAACTCATGGATTAAGGTGTTAAACAGCTCTGACTCCGAGTTATGAACATCTGGGTTGATATAAATCTTCCCATCTTTTGTCATGCCATACACTTCGCCAACCATATCGAGTTCCCCGTTCTCACGCATCCTATTGAACTCATCTGCACTCATGAATACCTCTACTCCCGGGAAGGCATGATTGAGAAACTTAGCAAGCTCCACTACATTGCTCGGCGCACTATTAACAGCCCATTCCGTGTTGCTAGATGAAGGCCGTTGGTCCTGAACCACGTCTCTTAATACCTTGGTCTTGAATACTTCAGGTATTGGAATTGAACGCTGATAATCATCATCTATTTTAATAAGACTATACTCTCCAAATAGCCTTATTGCATACACGTTGTACATGTTTAGCCTGTTGTTCACATTTTTGCCCTGAGAATCTTGTTTTATTTTTTGATTAACGCCATCATTGCTTAAGGGCGTGAAATTTATAGAGTCATACTCAACGTCAGAGAACATCTCTATGATCTTCTTGACGACAAGTGGCATTACAGTCATACCTGCTTTATTATCTGTATACCCACTATAAGTCGGTCCATTGTTAGTAAAGCTAATCCCTATTGATTTGTTGTATTCACTATAATTTCCAGTAACCTCTATGCCCTCCATCCTATTCGTTCCTTTATGGAAATATTCGAATGTACCCTTCCTGTAATTTGAAGCCTGATTTGCCGCACTATTATCGTATGCCTCCTTTTCTCTAGACGTAAGGGCATTTTTTACAGACTCTATGACTGAGTCATCGGATGGGAGAACCTTCCCCGCATCACCGGTAAGCAAATCAACAAGCACATAGTCAGCAGAAAATCCATAAATATTCCCTAATATTAAATCATCAAACTCCTCCGACATCGCTAGACGACTTGGATCCCGGTATATCGCATCTGACAGATTAAAATCGCCGCTTACGTTCGTGGCCACATAATAGGTGCTGGCAAGAGTATTTATAGGGTCGCCACTTCCAACCCTAATATAAGTTTCTTGAGCATAACGAGTCATGGAAAGGCCCCTCATAGCAGTTAAAGTTGCAAAATCTTCAGCTATATAATTCACTAAATCCTGATTAGCCGAATCTTCGTCAGTAAACTCGGTAATTTCATCAAGTTCAATACTACTGATTATATCAGCAAAAACATCTTCGCCCTTATTTGGCATTAAAAATGTGCGTACTGCTTTATTGTCTTGGGTAGAAACATCATCAAAATTCGACCCGGATATAAGCCGCCGTAAATTCATTAACCCGAGCATAGCAGGCGGATATTTAAGAACTGAATTGCGTAATATTTTTAACAAATTTCCGTGATGAATTAAAAATAAATCACCCAGAAAAGACACGGCATCTGAATACCCATAACTATGAACGCTTAGCCGATCTAGCTCACTAAAAGCTCTTAATAATTCTACGTCATGGAGAGGACCTGAATTGTGTTCGTTATCATCAAGTATTTGGCGGACATTCTTAAGCACATCAATAAGAAGATTCCTATCGGATTTATTTTTAAGAGCTTCTACAAACTTATTATTCTTTTCCCTAAATCTCTTGTTTACTACTTGATTCCTAAATCTATTCAAACTTTTGATGCTAAATATAAATTTGGTTTGTTCATAAGAATCCGATGAAACAATAGTTGATTCAAACCTATTTGAAATATATTGCAGCATATTGTTTGCCTCGGCAGAAAGCTGAAACGGTACCTTAGCCATACCAACCCCGCCCCCGGTAAGACTAAAATCAGGGTCAGTCAACAACAGAGAAAGCATTTGCAATGTACTAGCAGCGTTGATGCTTGCAGGTACTTGGGCCACATTTAACTTATATTTGATTCCCGATGCTTTCAAGAAATCATTTATAACCTGCTTTACAGCAGTCCATATTTTTTCTGCCAGTCTATACTCACCTGTCTTCGGGTCTAGTTGTTCAGCGCCATATTTACCGAGCAGAGATGCTGCGGCTTCCATGAAAGCCCCCGATTCATCTAACTCAGGATATTCTCGCTTTACTCTTTCAAGCTCTTGCTTGCCATCACCATATTTCAGCTCTTTTAATATCTGAGACCATGCATTCTTATTCCCATTCTTAATCATATGAATGAAAACGTGTCCATATTCGTGAATAGGGGTGTCAAACCCCACTTTCTGCGCCATGTTGACGTACACCGTTGGGTTGCCCATGGAGTCCCAGCTAGTCCACCCAAGCCTGCTGTCTGATGGCTCGTTTACTATCTGATACGGCACATTGAACTTGGCCATCATTGTCGACAGCACTTTCTCAACATACTCCTGAGATGCCCCCTCCATTTCAGATGTCTTTTGAAATTGAGTGCGATCATCTATGGTAATGGCATTTTCGTCAAACACAACATAGTTGAAGCCTCTAGCGGTATCGCTTGTTACGCCTCGTGCTATACTCTCTGCGGGGTATTTTACGCCATCAATTCCAGCGCGAAGTAAAAATAAAGAGGCTTCTTTTTGTGGATTTTTTATACCACTTTCATAAAAGTATTTCGTTAAATCATTATAGAAATCTTTTCCACTGCCTGATATTGGTCGTGGCCTATATATTTTATAGTCTGTCTTTTTGCCCAAAAGACGCATAGTTTCATTTGCACCCGAATCACTTACTTCTTTAGGTAAATTTTCTTTTTCAAATTGCGAGTTAATTTTATTTCTATTTAAATCGCTAATCGGCTTATCCCACTCCAGCCAATCGTATTGGTCAGGGGTCTTCCCCTTGTGGAGTGTTACCTTGTAGAGCATCTTGTTCTTTTCTAACTTAATTTCCTTGCTAGATATTATGTTCTCAAGTTCTTTAATAATACCCTTTAGTTTTTTTATTTCATTAGGCATCTCACTTCTCTGTTTTTCAGAGCGAGACGTTTTGGCAATTTCCTTTAAGTCAGGTATGTATTCTTTTTTTATCTTGTTTATTGCTACTTTAGCAATATCCCTTATCGTGTTTTCGTTAAAATTATCTCCATAACTGTCATCCGCAAGAAATAAGTAACTGTAGGCATCTTTGCTTATTAATTTTCCGTCATAAGAATACTCGTCCCCCGATAGCTTTTTTGCATACATCTCCGCAATACTCTTCAAGTCCGTAAAGTACAGCCCCCAGCCAAATGCCTGCGCTCCTTCTCCCGTGCCTATCTTTTCAGTTGTAAACTTATCAAATTCGTAAGGAGACCCGTGCCACCCCTCTACTTGGTACATTTCCCTTCCGTCGCGCATGCCTATCTCTTCGCTTGTAGGCTGAGTCAAATAAGCAGAAACATCTACAGATTGCCTTGGCTTGGATGTAGGGATTCTGACATGAGCCTCATCGCCAAAAGTATCGTCAAGTTGTAGCTTCTCAATAGGAATCCTTAATTGTATCACAGCATCTCCATAGCCTTCCGCCTGTCCACTTTCTTTCGTAGAAAAGAAAAGGCCATCCTCTAATCCAAGCATTATGCCGGATTGTTCTATTTGCGCTTTTTTATCATCTGTCGTTCTATGATAAACCGTCACTAAGCCATCCGCGTCTATTTTGGCACCATTATCAAGCAGCTCATTAGATAAATCCTGGGCATTTAAGAGCGCATCCCCACTAAGCCTTTTGGATAGTCCTTCTCTTGGCAGTACTATTTTCGACTCCGACGCGCCTATTATAGTAGCAATATCTTTAATGGTGGCGTTTGACGGAATGTCGCTCAAAAGTATAAAGTCATTTTTTACCAGAGACTGAACAAAACTTGCCATTTTTTTCAGCATCTCCTTAAGCATTCCCAATAACTTAGTGTTTTGCTTTTCCTTAAACACCTTGTCAGTCATTATGCCAAGCAATGTGACTATCGCCTCATCAATGTAATCATCCGGATCTTCAAACTTATACTTATTTTTTACATTGCTCAATACCTCTTGCCCCAATTCAGTCGTCTCTATTTCATTCTTCAAATTTTCATACAACTCACTATACTCAGGGTCATTGCGCATAGCTTCAATGATCGGGTGCCCGAGTATCTCATGAAAAACGGTCTCAGCATTGGCGTAGGCCAAGTTAATGACAGCCCTTTTTTTAGAGGGTATGTACTTTCCTTTGAATAAAGCCCTTTCATCGTTTATAAACTCAACGCTAATGCCAATCCTAGAGGCCACTGACGCAGCAAACTTCTTGAACTCATCAACCCCCTCTGGGCTTAACACCTCTTGTCCGTCAACTATTAGCATGAACTTCTCGTCACCGGTATCAGACTCATCTACCATTGAGAACTCCTCCGGTAATAATCCCTGCTTCTGCTCAGCAAACTTAATGGTGTCATACACCTTTTGAACTATAGCCGCCGCTTCATCGAACTTACCTTCTTCTCTTAGCTTTGCCGCCTCCTGTCTTAGAGCCTCCATTCTTTCATTAACGCCAGAAAAATTGGTATATGAGTTCTGGCCTCTAAGTTCCGCTGTTGCAGCCTGTCTTGCCAATGGAGAATACATCCTCGCGTGAAGATTCCATGCGTTCTCTTCACCAGTGGCTCCAAATGAATTTCCCAATGCAGCATGACCAAAGAAATCGTGAACAGCCCTAAACACGTCATTGACCAGCAGCGTCTGTCCGTTGACATCTTTATAACCGGAGTCATGCAAAAGAATGTTCCTCTCTCTCTGCTCTGGAGTTATGCCCTCATTCCCGTATCCAGATTCGGTAGAATATATCTTCATTCTTTTATTGTCCCTGACATCGGCAATCATATCAGCAGAGCTTGTGTACGGCTCTTCATTATTGATTTCAATGACATAGCCAGCGTCGAGCATATACCTATACTGCGCCATGGTTTCATTTGCCAATGCCTCATAAGCCGCCTTCACCATTGGGTCGAGTGGATTGTCCTCCATCTCTTCATACGCTTTCGCTATTCTTTTCGCCCTTTCTTTGTCGAGTTTTCTCGAGCCATACCAGCGCGGGCGCGGTCTTCCGAAAGTTGCTTCAAAATATCTATCCGCAATTTTCGAAACTTCCGGGATGGGCTCATTAAAGAGTCTGTTACCTCGTTCTGCTGCTTTTTGTCCATATACTATTTGGGTTGTAAATTCTCCTGAAACTTTCCGCACTGGCTTTTCTGCGGTTATCCTTGCCCCTGAGTTATACGCTAAGTCTAATGCGTTTTTCGTTTTGACCTCATAAACCCTGCCAGTGATTTTATTTTTAGCATACACCACTCCACCCATCTGCACCTTCCTAAGAGCGCCAAAGTAATTTGAAGACGGGTCAACAACAGTATACTCAGCGCCAACTTTAGCATTAACCGCATCTTTATTGGCATTGTATATCTCAAGTTGTCGAGCAGTGGGGCGTCTTCCCTCGCTAATATCATCAGCAATAGACGCCAAGACATCGTCGTTAACTTGGCCCTGCTTAAACGCTTCGTAGTCAGCATCCGACACATCCTTGCTTGGCTTAGCCAATTCCGACTTGTCGACCTCAACCTCGTACTTACGCGTTGAATTATTGTAATTAGCCTTATCTCTAAACCTCGGGGGCAGTCCATCGAGGTCGTTAGCCACGAACGTAATCTTGTCATCGCCATAGTCTGCCGCATTAAACGACACATCATCTTCAATCTTCTCCGCCACTGCCCTGCTCATAGCGTCGTCATTCTCAATCTCAATATTCATGCGAGACAGAACCGATGGCGGCATACGTTTCACTATCATATCAAGATACCTCTTGCCCACATACTCGCCATCAACCTTATACACAGGTCCAGTGCCAATAATGGGCGATAGATTCAGGACCTCTTTGGGCACCTTCTTGTTCAGCACAATGCTGTCTATTTCATTCTGTATCGACTGCTGCAATGGCTTATTAAGTGCCGGCGTTCTCTCTAACTTCCTCTTGGCGGCATATAAGTCAGCGAGCCTGTCTTCTGCCTTGGTATTCGTGCCCTTCTCGATGGTCTTAGTCCGCTGCGCATCAGTGTCATCAAGGCTGCTTAGCGCAATGCGAGCCTGACGGATGTCAGCAATGTTCTCGACAATCTTGCGCTCCGTTTCCTCGGTAATCTTGCCCAGCTTCCTCATGTTTCCGGTCCACTCTTGAACCTTATTGATATCATCTCCAGTGTTGTTGATGAATGCCCTACTTTTAGACATATTATCAGCAAGGTCCTCGTAGTAATTGTTGCGAAGCTGCATGTAGACCTCTCTATAAAACCCAAATGGGTTTGATGCCACCATCCCCCCGGCACCAAGCATCTCGGCCACTACTTCATTTCCATTCAATTCACCATATGCAGCAAGCTGCCCTATGGCCTCTCCACCCCCCTCCTGTATAGTTTCAAACGCTGCGTTCTTGACCACTGTTCTAGACACCCTGTTGGCGGCAGATGCAATGGATGATATCCTGAATTTATCAAGCATAGCCTGTAGTATAATCTCAGTGCCGGCTATAGCACCGCCCTTAATCAACCCCTTCATTGCCTTTTCTTCAATTTCGGGATCGTTGACCCACTCGCCTCTGCGTATTTGTTCTGGGGTGTATTTCTCTTTCATTGCCTGAAAGACATTCAAGCCAACCTCTAATGCCACATTAGAAACGACATTGCCAACATATGCGTTGAATGTACCCGCAGCAGACATCCCCATTCTAAAGCCAGCAGCCGCGCCAGCGGGAGTCTTGGTGGCGAGAAGCCCTACGCCAGCACCAATGACACCACCCGCAGCCTGAATACTCAACATCTCCCCTCCCGTCATCGTTATCATCTGAGTGAGAGCATCGGCAGCTAAGGTGGTAGCAGCAGGCAACAATACCGTAGGATCTGAAAGGTATCCGAGAAAATCAAACGTGCCCTCTTCTTCCATTCTCTGCATCAACATCAACTGAGTCTTGCTCAACGGCAACTGCGGCTTTGAGCTATAGTACGCCATCCTTTTATTGGCTTCCTCTTGGGTTATCAGTCCTGATGCATACTTGACATACTCCTTAGCACCTTTAGTACTATAATAGGCATTCTTAATGCTATTAGAAACCCCCTCTATAAACCCAACGGTTTCCTCTTGGATTTGCTTGTTCGTCTTTTGATTAAAGTACATTTTGGCATCCTCATATTTATTGAATGCCTGCTTCTGAACGTCGATGCCTTTAGCGTAATCATTCAATATCTCTGCCACCGAATCGTACTGATCTTTGTTAGCAAACTTTAAGTTCTTAACATTATCTGGCGTTAGGTCAACTCCAGTTACTGCCTTAAACCTGTCTGCACTACTCTTTGTCAATGACTCCCCGATATTTCTCAGCTTAATCGCCTGGGCTGTAGATTCCTTGACCTGAGCTTCAAGTCTTTTATCCACTTCTAAAATATAATCTCTTTCGTATGCATCAGCAGTTGGCGATATATCCTCTGCCTCTTTTTTCAAATCCTGCAAAAGTTCAAACCTGCCCTTTTTGTATTTCTTCTCGAGAGAGGCCATTGCGCTTTCATTCTGCTCATTCTCATCGATATATTTAATCAAATTTCTGATTGACTTGCGCCTATTGTAAACATCATAGGCTTCCCGCTGATTGACACCCAGCTCTTGTGCGAGCTCATTTTTTATCCGGTTTTCATTACTGATTGATACCCCAACTTCAGGGGTAACAGCCTCCTTGACAACGAAATCTTTGAGTCTCTTTATTTCCGACCTCTGTCCTTCCGAAGACTTTAAGAACCCGCTACTCAAATCAACTTTTATGCTTTTGTCGCCAGCCCTAGCCTCTATATTATTCAACTCATCTACATCGAAGACAATGCCATACTTCCCTAAGTTTAGGTTTAAGTATCGGGTGATGTCTTTTGCCGATGGCTTTTTTTTCACAGGAGAGCTGACCCCCATCGCTAAGTCTTCAACAAATGGCTCAGGAGCCGTCATCTTCAAAAAAGCATCATCCAACACCTCATCTAAAAGCCCCTCCTCTTCAACATCCATTTGATAAGCGCGATCTATAGGCTCTGCGGAGTAGTCTATTTCCGCTATTTCTTTGTCGGCCTCTTCGGATAACCTCTCCTCAATACGCTGCTGAACGTCTGGGGCGAATGGCTTAACTATAGGTCTGCCAAGAGGCGTTGTTACCGGCTCCTTTTTAGGTTTCAATCTTTCTTTAGACAGCTCGTCAATAGGGACACTGACAACAGGCGGTGACAATGCCCTTCCGGCCTCGGATAGCTGACTGAGATTAGGAATAGATGGTAGTTTAGTGGGCTGCTTTGCCATTATCTCGTTAGTCTGTTGTATTTCTTTATGTACTCATTTATTTCTTCCAAGTCATCGCTTTCGCCATAAGTGCCGTCGGGGTATTTTACGACAATGGTCTTATTTTTAGAATAATATATTTTACCCTTAGTATTTGAATCCTTTTCGTTTAGTTTATATGCCCAATTCTCCAAATCATCACTTTCCTTTACTAAATCAACAACCTTTGGCTTTGGAGTCTCCTGCTTGGCTGAAAAATCCCAAGAAAATCCACCCAAAGAATTGGCGTTCCCAAGCCCTCTCTTTACATATGCCGGATCATATCCTGATTGTGTAATAAGAAAATCCATGGCCTCCACTCCGCTGTTAAACCGAGTGACATATTTCTTCCCATCTTTATCATACGTAGTAAGCACTTTGTTCGTTCCATCATACGTCCCCTTCGGCATGCCTATGTTTTGGGAAAGCACAGATTTATTGGCATTGGTTGTAAGGTTTTTTAAAGCCTGTCCATATCTTATCGCCTTTTCATCAGCTTCCGTCGGCTTATCCGGCTTATCCCCGCTAGATCCGCTAGATGCTATCGATTCCCTAGGGGCAGGGGTCACTTGCATACCGAAAGTACCATATGCCGCATCAATCAACACCTGCTTTGCATCTTGACGATCTTTGTCGGTTATCACGACATTCCCATCCTTAATTTCAAATCCCTCTCTTTTGCCAGCATCAAATAATATGTCCGCGACATCGTTTGGATTGATAAGAAACTGAGCCGCATAAGAATCTATGGCTCTTTTGGCATCTTCATTAAGCGAAGGGGATGACTTGTAGCTGCCATCCGGTTGCCGAACCTCATGAGCCTTCATTGATTGAGCATACTTCGTGATGTTTAAAACTGCATTTTTATTATCCTGCTTTATAGAAGAGTTTTTTACTATCTGCCTATAACTCATTGAGCTGCCATCGGGCTTTTTATACATCAAAGTGCCAGTTTCATCTATAAATGGCGTCAAATCACTTAAACTATTGCCTATGAAATTCTCTGTATCTTCAGCAGTTTTCCTTTCTACATACCCCGCCTTACCATCAGATACGCGCTGAAGTTTAGCGGCATATCCCTGATCGTAGGCTTTTGCAAATGCATACACGCCAGTGACATCAGACATTATGTTCGACCTCAATAAATTGTAATTACGAGGGGTAATCTGATTACTCTTCAGCTTTCTATTCAATTCAGCCAATCTTTCGGAAGCCGTGGTTGCTGTGTCGAGAATCCACGTCTGAATCGGCTCGCTTTTAGTTTCCGGAATTTCAGATATCGCCTTCTGCGTTTCTCTGGTTTCCTTATCCAGCTTCTCCTTAAGATCTTCCCTGCCCTTCTCCCAGTCCTGCACAGACTTGATTATCCCCTGGGATATCTCTCCCCAGTTTACCTGCACATCTTCAGGCTTCCTCTCTACATATCCATAATATGACATAAATCAATGCGTTATTTGTTTGTTAATCAAAAGAGCCCCACATTTCACTTCCGAATATTTCACTTCCGACCTCTTCCCCAGGCATAAGAACACCGCTTAAACGCGTAGAAAGATTGTCATTCATCATATTTGCCCTAGCTTGCCGTCTATAGTCCCTTCTATCCATGCGTCCGCCAGGAGTGTACCCAGGTCTAAATGTTTGTTGTCCCGCATCTCCTTGGGCGACCTTGCCACCTATTGGCCCTTTATTGCCCTGATCTGGATATAGTGGACTCGCGGCATCTAAACCAGTCATGGCCATGCTAGATAAGCCTTCAACTCCGGATTGAATGGCAGCGGCCCTGGCTCTTTCCGCATCACGAGCGGCCATCTGCGCCCCAGTTGCCTCACCTAACGATATGCCCGCCAACGACTGGGCGATACGAGCGTCTTCCTGCCTCTTGGTCATCTCAAGGGCTTGGATGTCGGCAGCCATCTGCGCTCTCTGCTGCTCCTGCGCCTGTGTCTGCGCAGCCATAATGCGACTAGCAGCAGCACCCACGCCACGGGTTTCACCCTCGGCAGCTTGTTGCATAATGTCAGCACCCTGCTGTTGCAACGCTCTCTGTTGTATATCATAAGGCTCCTTGGCTAATGCCAACTCATCCATGTAGTTAATACTAGCCTGACGCTTGGCCTCTTCGACATATTTCTGAGCATCAGCCTTCGCTTGTTTGGCCAATTTAGATTGCTTCGATGCTTGTGCGAATGAGCCTGCTGTTCCCGCTGCGGCTATACCTAATGATATTGCTGTTGCCGTTGCTATTGCCATAATATAAGTGTTTGTGACTTCCCTTTATCTGAAATGAATCCTAGTGTTTCGTATATGTTTATGGCATGCTGATTCTCTGCGATAGCGGTGATGTAAGTGTATCCAGACTGCTTAGCGACCTCAATCATATAACTTAGCAAAAATAATATACCTTCGCGTCTCCCTGGTTTTTTTCTGTAACTCTTGTTAGACACAAGCCATTCAATCCATGCCACCTTCGAGTTAGTCATATACAGGAATGCAGCACATACCGGCGTGTCTTCGTCATAAAGGATAAACCCGGTATTTGGCAAATAGTCCTTAGCCGGTGGCACCCAACCCCAGTCCTTCCACCATGGCGTCAGCAAAGACTCGTAGTCCCCATCTCGCATAGGCACTACTATCATGGGAACGACTTCATTACGTCAAATTCAACAGAAAATATCTCATTTACCTTAGTCTCATTAAAAGCCGGAGGCACGTAAACAGCTATTGTAAGACCTACTACTGGTGCCGATGCTAAATAGCCATAAGACTCGGCGTTAATATTCTTGTAACTAAATATAAAATCGTTAACAACAGGAGCAGGGAGAAGATTCATGGTAGATACAATAAGTCTATCATTGCTTATAGCGGTGATTGTGCCAATTTCAGACGATACAACAGCAGATGGCAGTGTTACATATCCATAAAAATCACCAACTGAAATAGTTTCGCTGATTGGAGTTGTAAAAATGAAAACACTATTCGACCCTACTGTAGTAACATTACTGGCTATTCCCATACCAGTCATGTTTCTATACGAAAGAGAAGAAGGAGCGAATAAAGAGATGTTTGAAAACCACATCGACTCTTTTTTCACGAAATAGCTACTAAGAATCTGCCCAGAACCATCGGCATCTTGGAGAAGTGGTCCGGGCTGCGCAACAAGATTTGCCCACGTAGAACTTATGAAAAAATCACACGGAGCACTAGCATCCAAAGAAACGGCCTTGAATAATTTATTTACAAGAGGAGTTTTATTGGCACAAAATGTTATGGCGGATTGAATTGCAACGCCATACATATTAGGGCTATAAACATCATTATGTTTAATCAAATTGCCATCTTGGAAACTGTAAAAATTATTATTTACGCCAATCATCCACTCGGGGTAAAACGTGTAGTATGTTGGCCATCCTGATGATAGTTCGCTATAAGATAATACAGGCATATTTTTTTTTTAAGGTGGACAACTAGCAAAAAATCGGATAACGCCATCTTCCAAATAAAATACATCATCTGGGGCTGGTATCGTACCTGGAAGTGCCTTATACCATCCATCAGGCGCAATTTTTTCGGAATATGGATCTAAAAATACCCAGTCATAAAGACCCCAAGTTACGCCTGGAGTTCCATTTGTATGCCCCTGATATACAGCTAACGGATATCCAGTAGAATTACACGCATCATCCGCACTAACGTGCGGGCCATTAACCTTCATCTCTGGCAACAGAACGGGACAGTGTGCAAACAGTGAAGACTGATAACCACTGGCGCATGGTTGAATTATTACCCAGTCTAATATGCTATACGTGTTTGTGACCTTTGGGATGTACATGATTAACGTGACACCAGCCATTATTGAGGTCATATTTGTAACATATTCAGTTTCAGTACCTCCAGTAGGAGTCCATGTACCCCCCCCGATTTTATATACCTGCAAGTTCGTTATAGTATTAACTTCAGGATCGCACAAAGTAACAGCCGCAGAAAATGTGTACGCCTTGTTAATATAATCACCTGCGCCAGCCCCATCTGAATATGTACGTCCCCTCCTCCTGATAACGCTAAAATCAGGGAATGCCAATGGGCCTAACTCGCACATGTAATATACTGGCTGGTCGGAAATATTTGTCATTTCTATTCTTATTGCACCTAGCGCACTCCCAGTGTCATAAGACGACTTAAACCACCCTTTAGAGTCGTCAGTTTCCTCCGTAATTGTCCCGCATGGAATTGCACACTCGCCACTGCACTTGTATATACCAGGCTCTAAAACTCCCGCCGTTTGCCTACGCCAATATCCGCATATGGCGTAAACACCATCAGGAGATTTAGTGGTTAAAGTAGCATTACTCCATAGTGCAGTTGCGGTAGCAAAAGAACTAGTATCCATGTAAACATTAGGCATATTAACAGCTTGTGAGAGTTTGAATTATAGTTCCAGATCCATCGACTTGAATAAATTTACCAGGGGGGGCCACTTGATAAAATCCCGGATATGCAGTGAAAGAGCATTCCTCATCAAAATACACTTTACTCCCCAAAGATAACGTCGAATCGGAATATATAGTCATTACAATAGGCGCCGCACAAGCCTGAACAGAACTGAGGAATATGCCACTTGACTGCCACATCGTGCACGAAGGACATGAGGACGCGCAGCTACAGCACACAGTCTCTGGAGATCCTTCCGCATTGTAACACGCATCAGTTAGAGTGGCCCTTCTATAATCCCATATTAAATACAGCTTACTCCCAGTAGTAGGAAGATTGAATGTGCTAGCCCATCCAGGGTATGGGGCGTAGTCTGTGTCAACAGTTAATGACGGCAATATAGTAGAAGCCGCAAGAAGGTTAGCCGCTCCAGTAGATGTTGCCGGATAAGTAGTATTTGTTCTTAACCGCCTAAATTTATCTAATGAAATATTTGGATTGTATGTACTCAAAGGCCCTTTTACGGTATGCATCTTAATGGCACCTCCATTAGCTGGAAGCCACCCTCCTTGCGCCACAGGCCCTAAAGACGTCCATTGAGCCACTATAGGATATGTAGTCGTTACATTGGGTCCAAGGGTAACAATGGCGGACTGACCATTATAATAATGCTCGATAGTCTGTCCAGTAAATTCAGGCGATGTCACCGTGACAAGTATCACCTCTATTTCACTAGGCACAGGGCACCCAACTTGAAGTGAAATAGAAAAGTAGTTTGCATCGGGAGGTATATTAGGATATATATAAATCGTAAGCGTATCAACACCAAAAATTTTGGTAAGGTTAAAACTACCTGGCGCCAAGAAATCAACGATACTGTATACAAGTGCGCCATTATAAAATATATCCCCAAATCCATCCTCCCCAGTCGATGCAGACCATGATATGAGCACATCCCCAAGCGGCACACTAGATATATCAACATTAATGATATACGCGGTAACGCTATTGGTATTGGTTATATTCTTAGAAAATCCACAGACTAAGTCTTCAATAATCTCAGTAGGAAATGCCGGAACGGATAATACATACTCCCTAGAATATGGATCAAATCCCCCTCTCACAGGACCGCTTCCTATAGAATCAAAAGTTTTCTTAAAGAAAGATATCATACCCGCGTCAGATACATTTTTCAACTGATCTCCAATCAATTGAAGAACAACACTTCTCTTGACGTCAGTAAAATAAATCCTATCTCCATAACTAGCGAATGACTGAGGGTGAGTACTAATTCCATTCTCCTGAGATATCACAATTTGATTTCCAAGAACCTCTGGAACAGACGCAAGGGCGCCACCGCCAACGACATCACTAATTATATTTTTACCAACAAGAACCCTTGATACTCTGTCCTCTTGAAATACCAGGATGTCAGTTTCACGCTGGTGCATCCTTTGTATACTAGCATATGACGCTTCTAAGGACTTGAAATTCAGCAGACCTATATTAAATTCATTTAGTTTATTTAAATTGGTTTCCCTATTGTAAACTCCGCTATAAATAATATCGGATAATCTTCGCTCCTCCCTATATGGGACCACTGAAGATGCATGAACCTTTTGTCCAAGACCAAAAGACCTTCCCGTTATACTATCTTTAATCTTGTAACTTTCTATTCCATTGCCAAAAGTCCAGCAGTCATAGAATCCCAAGTTACTGATAGCAGAAGTTAATCCCGTTTGATTTTGAACATTACCCTGATGATAGCCATTCAATATATCGAAAACTTCTTCATTTTCGTAAAACAGATTAGCGGCAGCATCATTTGGCTCTGTTTCAAAAACTAAAAACTGAGGATTATTTTGTATGACAATACGAGCCTCTATATTACTTGTCCTAGGACCTGGCCAAGCACATGACTTGGTGCCACTCCTTATAATAAACTGCAATGGCGCATTGTTATTAAGCTGCTGACCAGCGGCCTGTATAGAAAACTGGTATTGATTTGTCAAATCAATAGCAGGAGGCACATTGGCAATTAAGAAAGAGCTATTATATGCATCAACACATTGGCCCGCATCATCAGGACAGGATCCGCCATCTTTTGTAGATAGATTTATATCAATGCCTTCCCCTTCCCAAAATTGCTTGAAGTCATCATAATTTGCGGATGACACATAGTTCTTGTAGTGAAATAGAGATGATCGCTGTCCGCAATTTCTGCTACTTCCACCACAATTTCTGCCATTTCTCCACACCCTAATATAAATCTCAACTAACGCACCAGCATTTACAGGCCACCTGACTACGGTAGGAGGACCGGCGTCAAATAAGTCAAGAACGACGCCTCCATATCCATTCCATGCGCTTGAGTTTTGCTCAGAAACATCTCCAGTGACTGTCCTTATATTGCTTTGATCAAAGTTCGCCGTCCATCCATCTAGCTTAACCCTCATGTATACCCCAGGGATTCTGCCACCACCCCATTGATCGGGCTTGACCTCTTTATCAAGCACCTCTACCTTTACATTCCGAAGAGTGGCTCCAGCAGAATCTCTTTTAACATACAGAATGTCACCAACCTCTACTTTATTTTGAGATTCTCCATCCAGTTTTATCCACGCCCTATCGCCATCTTTATAGTAGATGCTAGAATATATGGTGTCATACCCCATTTTTGTGGGCTTCAACACCCACTTGTATTTTTTTGCCCAAGGAGGAGGTAATTGAGTCCTTGGTATTGTGGCTTTTATATAGTTGGCGGTATTAGAATTAAATGCAGGTATCTCTATTGTTGAATTTTTAGACAACTGCACGGTTGAAGACCTACCCCATTCGTCCATATAAACCATACCCAATTCATACGTTCTATTACTATGGAGACTCTTGTTTGTTGCAGGTATGTTTATATTTATTGTTGGAGCTCCGGTCACATAGAAATACTCGTGCCTATAAGCTCCAGCACCATTACTATACCCAACGGCAGGTAAAATAAAATTCATGACACTGCCAGCTAATGACACCTGGAAACCATTATCAATGAGTGAGTTTCCGCCAACAACAGCCATTGTGAATCCATTTCTAGTGCCTCCTATGGCACATATAAATTCATCCGTTATAGACCCACCAAAAGAACAGTTATTTGGTATTCCTAGCACATTATACGTAATAGGATAGTTATAATAATTAGCATCCGCCCCTAACTTTCTTTTAAACGCAGCATCATTAATTAAATCTAATAAAGATGTATAGTTTCTTGGTGCCTGAAAATAAAATACAAAAAATCTATTCCATGTTACAGGGAATAAATAGTTTGGCGGAGTCAATGGATTACCAACTACTCTTGCAGATGCTACTGGTACTGCAAACGAAATTTCAGTGCCAATAGGCACTCCAGTAGCGTATTGAGCCATATTAAAGCTGAACTGGGCAGAAGAAACGGTTTGTGGCGCAACAGTTTGATACCAGTTATCTTTGTATATGTATGATGACAGCGTTCCTAATATAGACTTCGACTCAACATCAATAAAATTTGCCTGGCCACCGTAAAGAAACTTTGTGCTTATATTGTAATTTTCTAAATAATTACCATACATCAACCTGTTGCCCATAATAACTTGAGCTAGCGCCCGTCTCGGCACATTGTCATATAACCTAACCCATTCAGTAGAAGGCAGTACCGAATATGACTTATCTCCAGTAAAGTCAACGAATCTCAATATGTTGTCTCCCCAATTTTCCCTTCTTTTATTCCAGCTTTGGACCACATACACTTCATTAGAATCAGCCGCCTTAACGCATAATTCTATATCCGTAACCCACTTCCCTCCGGTATTGAAAGAAATCCTAACGGCCAGAAACTTATTTTTCATACCATCATTTAACAAAGTTGATGGATCTAAAAAAAATAACCCTGGTCTAAATGCTATTTCACTATACTGAGATAATGCGCTATACTCTCCATTTTCATATTTATAACGATATGAAAAAGCCAGAAATCTATCCTCTATATAATCAGACGTAGATGTGGTCGTTATAAATTCTATAGATGGAGCAGATTTTGGTGGAGAAACTATGACATCGAGCCTGTAATCAGTGAAGTAATCAGTATACGTGAACTTCACATTGATTTTCTTAGGTGAGTTCAAATTATCAGTAAAGTATAACAAATCATCAATTAATGATATTCCTGTTATGGTATAATCAAAACTAAAATTAAGAACGCCCTTATCATCTACTACATGGTATGTCAGAGTGCCATTATCTTCATTATACGACATTATAAGGTCAAGAGTCCCACTAGGGAACTCTGTAAATGGCGTATTAAGCTCTTCGCAGTGAACGAACCAATATACAGTATTGTTAGACTCATCCTTATAGGCTCCTATACACCTTGTTTTTACCTTTGTAGAATCTATAGGAGTTCCATTGTACTCCAAGGAAGTCAAAGTGGATGTACCTGGAGCCGTCCTTAAGGCTCCACTTTCACTTAAATTATCAGGAGATGTGATCCTAGCATTAATGGCATACATATAATCACCCTGGGGAATCATCCTTGGATCAAGGTCATGATTCATCTTGCCGCCAATAAAATTGTACGTTTCCTTCATTATTTAATTATTTTGTCACGTCCACGCATATTCATAAGCAGACGACCCGGGTGAATATTACTCAATCTAATCTTGGCATTCCTATAAGCAGCTCGCATTTCATTCTGCGCCCTCCTCACTAAGTACTCTTGAGTCCCTGCCTTATTGGATAGTATCATGTACTTGATGTAGGCATAAATATACGCCTCAAACATCTTATTTATGCTAATCGCAGTATCATCACCAGACTCAAGGCCATCAGACACATACTCGATGACACACAACAGCCCACTCATGTCTGAGCTGAAGTTAATGACACCGCCACGCTTGTCAACAACGAACGTAGGGTTGGCATTTGCTGTTTCTGTGTTCAAGCCATACCGCCCACCAATGCCATACCGGAAATACCACACGTCGTCAATGCACCACCCCTGATACCCGTTATAAGGGCTGTTTGGGTTTAGGTAGATACTAGGCGCAGTGTTGTTGATACGGCCAAGTTCAAGTTCTGAAAACTGAGGAGATAACACATTGCCGTTCTGGTCAAAGAGTAGATTGCCTGCATTGTCCTGTAGATAAGCCCTAGCGTAGTTAGTCTGTATGTTCTCGCTGAGTGGGAATAAGACACCATTGATTTCAGCAGATATCCGCGTCCAGTTGACGTAGTCAGATGGCAGGATAATCTTCAAATCACTACCAACAGGCAGCTCTAAGATTTTGTCCTCCTTCATAGCATCGTAATTGAGCTCCTGTATGCCACGTTTGGCATGGAAGATGACTTGATACCTGTTGATGTTGTTGATGGCCTCATTATTGCCCTGGTACATCAACATGAAGTTATTGACTATGTCCTTGAGGCTGACATACTGATAACTACCCCAGTTGGCATCCTGTGGTGAGATGCCATTATTCTCGTAATACTCATATTGCGTTATACTCATTGCGGTTGCGCTCCTTTCTGTTCTAGTTTAGTACCAAATGCATATACGTTCTCCTCGCGGATAGATACGCCAGCGTATTGTAATATCTTGCTCACTAAGTTCGGTATGTCAGAATCAGGTAATTCAAAGTCCTGGTAGTCAAGAGCTGTGGGATTGAATATAGGGTCGTTTTGCGGCCCGAAACTTAGGTATGTCCAATTAGGCGTCTTAGGATATCTCACATAACTAATAGTCACTCCAGTAGTTATAGTCGCTGGATAGACCTTGATTTTAGAGTCTAGAGTGTCGCTAACTAAATTCGGACTGCCCGTCATCGTATATGCCGGAAACGTAACGGATGGCGCAGTAATGTTAGACGTATTGAGCATATTCAACTTTGATTGAGATACACGCTCTACATCTCTACTCCCGTAGTACACATTGGTCAGGTAGTAGCAGTTGGCAGGAATCAAGAAGAACCCACCACTCAACGTAGGAGTAAACTCAACCCTAAAGCTATCAATAACTTCTTCTGCAATCTGCTTAAGCCCTGCGTATTCAGTGCCAACTCTACGGATATTCTCAGCAGCCACAAGCGTGTTGTAGTTATCGAAATACTCAGTGAATAAATCCATCTGCGCTTGGTAAGCGTACAGATTAAAATCCCCGGGAGTTATATACCCGTAGTTGTTCTTGTTAACAACAGCCAATACAGCGGCACGTACTTCATTTATCATAAAATGTCTTTTATATAAGCCTGAACTCCACTGACAACAGGCAATTGAGGCAGCACATATGTTTGAGAGTCTACATAATCAAGAGCCTTTACAAATTCTCCTATAAGCCAATTATGTAACGAATACGTAGAATCAGCAACAGAAAACTCTATACTAAGTACTGAAAATGCATTTGCCACCAACTCCATCTGAGTAGTACTTGACTTTTGCCAAAAATACCCCTGGAAACTAGAAGAAATACTCAATAGTACGGACGTCCCGCTCTTGTTGGTTACATTCGTGAATAAAATATAGTTTGCCACGACACAAAAATAAAACAAAAAGCCACCCCCCGAAAAATCAGAGGGTGGCCGCTATCAAAAAAAAAACTATTAAGTGAGAGTAAAAATAAAATTACAAGTTCTGCCACCAGGCAACGAATTAATTTCATAGATAGGCAACCCGCTTAAATAGGCATTGTTGCTACATTTTGCTATTTCATTCATGATAAAATTATGCGTAGCACCAGTTGAATCCGCGCTATTAAATACGACCCTAATAACCTTATTGCTATCATAAATACCCACTAGATATATTCCTAATATAAGATCACTAATTCTAGCCATTCTAAATATATTATCCACATCTATAAGAGTGGGCAATGCAATAGAGCTGTTTGCCGATGCGACAGTAACAGTGCCAACGGTTAATCCTGTTCCAGCTTTAGGCACGATGGTGAATGTAGTAGCAGTAGGAGTCGCATAAACAAAATACTCCCCAGTTAAACTAGTCCATCCTCCAGCTCCACCTACGCAAGTAACTAAAATCGGATTTCCTACAACAAGATTATGGCTATTTGTTGTTGTAATCGTCATTTCATCAGTGCTTCCATTATAACTTGTTCCAGCAGATGGGGCTGCCCCAGTATAATCTACGGCTTGAGTGATAATCGGCCCTCTAACAAGAGGTGTAAATGATATATATTTTCCCATGATTAGCTAAAAGTTAAAGTAGTTGTCCTGTTGCCAATTTCAGAAGTGTCTAAAGTTACTACTGTTGTCGGGGCAAGTCGATTAGACTGAGTTTCAATAAACTTGTTGATAATAACATTTTGACTAAATCCAGTGGTATCAGCAGAGCTCATCGTCATTAGTAACTGATCCCCAGGAATAGCAGCAGTGTTGTAAACATTAAAAAATACCCTGACTTTAATTTGACCACCATCAGTCAAGGCCCTGATATCTGAAATGTAATCGGCGTTGATATAATTATCAGCTCCTCCAGTTCCGGTTGTTACCGTTGCGCTAGGTATTCTTAAAAATCTTGCCATTTTATGATATGTTTATAGTAAGCGTTCTGCCGCCGGGGAGTTCCGGCATCTCATAATAGTTATTAGGTCCAGAAGAAGATGCGCTTCTTGATGCTACAATTGCATTTATAATAGCCGCGTGAGTAGCCCTCGTTGCGTCCGCCGAATTAAATACAAACGCAATAGTGTCACATGCCGAAGATCCGCCTCTAGCAGAAACCACTAATTGATTATCAGTAAAATTTTGCGCCCCAGAAACATCCGCTGAATACATCAAGTCAAAGTTAGAAGTGTTGATATAAATAGGGCATAAATTGCTTTGAGTGGCGGCAGCAGCACCTGAGTTTAAAACAGAGGTGGGTATTCTTAAAAATCTAACCATATCTAAATTTTAGGCAAATATAATACGATTTAGACCGAGACGAATTTTTCCAGCACCTTCATAGCATCAGCACCCTCTTCAGTCAAAAAGAACGAACTGACAGCACTATGATGCGTCTGGTCCAATGGAACAGTCAACATCTTGGACTTATTGGTTGGGAGGTTGTAATGCACAGCATTCTTACGAGCAGACAAAACCCCCTCATCAAACAACTTAGCAACAAAGCCCTCGTGAGCAATTTGCGGGTCGTTAGCCATAGACAAGAGGTCTTGAGGATTGTTTCTGGCGAATCGGTACATATCACGCTTCAGTTCTGATGTAGTCATCTTCGACGGATCAATCTCCAATGCCACACGCGCAATACTCTCCAATGTAGAGATGTCCATACTGCGTACACGGGCGGTAGCCTCATGCTCAAGCTCGTAGTAGTCAATCTCTTCCTGGGCGTCTTTCTGATGATTCACCTCCTCAAACAACTTGCCATTGTCAGGATGTACACTGAGGAAGTGCTGCAACACCGGGTTGTCCTCATAAACAGTTAAAAACCCGTTCTCAAAGACAATAGGCTCTAAGATAAAGTTTCCGTCTTGCTCATCCTCGAAGGGGCTCTTTTGGTTCCTCGCATATCGGAGCGCCCTGTTTGTTTTGCCATCGAAATGATATAGCCTTCTAGCTGTCGTGTTTCTAGTTGCGAGGTAGAAACTGTCTGGGGCAGCTCCCCCAATGAGTTTGTATACTGTAGTTTTCATTTAATTGGTTTTAAGAAAAAAAAATGAGAGGGAGTCATAATGACCCCCTCTCTGACTAATTACTAAGATTGAAAGATGAAGAAGTTGTTTGCGCCAAGGGTACACACACAACGCTCAGACAAGTAATGCACTTCCATAACGTCATCACCAGTCGTTGCAACACCACCAGCAGACCCAGTAACCCAAGTCTTGAACTTGCGATCTTCGGACTCTGTCTGACGATAGCGAACGTGCAAGAATGGACGCTTAGCATTCTGCCCCATGACCTCGTCATAGACGTTAGTTGTCCCGGCAGGTACAAGCATACCATTGATTGCGCCACCTACAGTTCCTGATGCAGTGCCCTGACCACGCATAGTGGGGTCATTCAGGTACTTCCAGTCAGTCTTGTAGAAGTCATAACCACGGCGGAATCCACGGAATCCGAGGTTCAGTGCCATCTGCTCGTTATTGTCAAACAGACCGTAAGATGTTCCACCGGTACCGTAAGAGTTCTGAGCAGCCAAGAAGTCATCCATAGCGAATGAGGCAGCGCGGTTCACGAACAACGCGTTCTCTTCAATAGCACCCTGCTTGTCAAGACGCTGCACGATGGCATCGAAATCAACAAGGCTAGTTGGGAATCCGCCACTGAATACATTGCCGCGATTTTGAACGGCATGGAAAACGCCACTGGTTCCTTTGAAGCCATTACTAAGCGCACCACTATTTGCAGCTCCAACAGGGATTGCCTCAAGCATAGAAGACTCCAAGTAGTCGTCGAAACGAAGGCGAGAGTCGTGCTCAGCTTTCATATACCACAGGTATCCCGAAACACCGTTCTCACCAGTAACTTCGACCCATCCAATCTGAGTCATATCAGAACCCGTCACAGAGTACTTATCCTTCAAAATGATTGGATTGTTTTCAAAGATGAAATCATATGGCATCAATGACTCTGCCATAGATGATGTGCCCTTCTTAAACTCAGATCCATATACCCACACCGTCCAGGAGCCAGTGTCAAGGCCGCCTCCAGCAATAGTGCTGGTATCCTCATAAATCTGAAGAGTTGCAGTTTGTGCGGCAAGAGAGTTTGCGTAAGTAATCGCAGAAACAACAGCGTGAAAAGTACCCGCTCCATTCTCTCTCTGAAGAAGCAATGTCTGACCAATACGAATGTTGAAGTTAGTTCCAGGGGTAGTAGACGTAGTAAGCGCCTGCTGACTGGCTTGTGGATACCCAGAGGCAGCGTTATTGTTGCTCACAGGAATGGTCAGGGTGGTGGCTCCAGAGGCAGCAGCAGCACAGGTACATGAGGTATACTTAGTGTGAAGTCGGCCTTGCTCCGCCCATTTAATAAGGTCAGAAGCGCAGGGCATTTCTGCACCGACCATACGCATGAAGCCAGAGATACTACGATTGCCGTAGCGTTCAAACTCCTTCTCATAGAGGTCAGGCAGATATTGGTTTAAAAAGTTGAAAGAAGAACTACCAATGTAATTGGTATTAATAGTCTGCCTATATGCAGCAGGCTGTAAAGCAAATGAAGGGGATGCGTTAACTGGCATGGTTTAGTTTTTTTAAGGTTTAAAAGATTTTATGGTAAGTCCCCCCGTTCTAGACGATGACGGAGATGCAGCAGCAACCTTGAATCCACCAGTACTAACAGGCTGTCCAAAAGTCCGAATGTCCATATTTATATTCTTACTCTTTTGAGCCAAATCCTGCGTCGCGTCAGCAGCGCCTTGTTCATAAAAGAACTTAGCGAACTTCTCTGGGTTCATCGCAATTGATAGAGACCTGTGATAACCAGCCGGATCTTTTATCAAACCCTGCTCATCCAAAAACTTCGATATGAAATTCATTGGAGAAGAGTTTTGAGTCTTGACCTCAGACGCATCAGCCGGAATGAAGGTGAGCTTTTTCTCTCCAATACTGAAATCAAAACCTTTGAAATCAGGCGAAAAAAGCTCCTCTGTCTTTTTCTTGAACCACTCACTCTTACGCTGAGCCTCCTGCTGTTCACTGGATGCTCTGTCTAGGTACTCTTTGTACTGTTTATAATCTTCAGTCTCAATCGGCGAGTTCGCAGTTGACTCAACAGGAACTCTATACTGCTCCTTAAGACCATTGAAGTATTTCTTAGCCTTCGCAACCTCACGCTTCTTGGCGGACTTCCTCTTCTTGATTGTGTCTGCGTCATCCGCATCCTCATCATATCCAAACTTCTCCGCCAACACGTCGGCTACATCTTCACGCTCGATGAACTCATCAGTAGCTAATGTGTACTCAGCAAGTAGCTGGTCCGCATCAATTTCATCATAGTTCCTGTTCAGCTTAACATAGTCCTCAATGCCACGCCCTGTCTCCTTCTTGTAACGGAAGAATGCAGCGACATCCTCTGGCATCTGCTCCTGCTGTCTAGCCTCAAACAGCTCATCGAGAGTTTCGATAGGCTTTTTGTACCTTTCCTTGATAAATGAAAGAACGTCATGCTCCTCAATCTGTTTTTGCTCTGGCTGCGGATTAGGAGCGGGATCCGGCGCCATATTTTGTTCTAGCTCCTTCTGAGCTTCTACTTCTCTTTCTTGGACAGAAGGGTTTTTCACCTCTTCATCAGTCAATATCCTTACTTTCATAGTATATTAAATTTCGTGCAAATATATAACAATTTCTAACGAGGGCTAAATTCTGCTAAATCAAACCCATCAAGGCTGTCCTCATTACTCTCAAAAGACAATGGTGGAAGATTGTTCTTGCGCTGGTCTATCAGTTTAGACTGCTGGCTATTCTGTATACCAATACGCTTTGTCTTCTCATCTTCTTTGTATGTTTCACGCTGTTGCAACATATCACTCTGCATCTTGCCTAACTGTAAGTTATACTGAAACTCCCTTTCCATCAGCATAGCCTTCTGCTGCGCCTCAGCGTTCATCTTCTCAATAGCAAACGCAACCTTCGCTTGCTCAATGCGTATTTCAGCCTGAGCCTCAAGTTCTATCTTCTGCATAGCCGACTGCGCAGCCATGCGCTGAGTTTCCATCTGCCCCTGAACCTGCATCTGCTGCTCCTGCATCTTGAAGGCGCGGTCCGACTCCAACTTCTGCTTTCGCTTAATCTTCAGCAACTGATTCGCCAGCTTCGTATTTCTAATTTCACGAATGTCAATGGCATCCTCTAAGTTGATATCCCCTTTCTGCAATGCCATCTGTATACTAGCCTCCATACGCTCTCGCTCCTCAGCATCCGGAGAAACCTCAATGAAGATACCGAAGTCATAGATATACAAGTCCTTCAGAACATCGAGAATAGTCACATTGTACCTACCTATCTGACCTATGAACTCTTCGCGGAATGGAGCGTACTCAAGGATGTCAGCAACACGGCATGCCAGTCCTTCTGACAACGTCTTTGTGATGTACAGCGATGCATCAAGAATATGTCGCGTAGCGGTGTTGGAATTAAGTGCAGCGAGTTTCTGAACGCCAACCAACGTCCTCGAATCAGGGACACTCGCATCACGAGCCTCATTAAGACCAGTGACAGCTCTAATCATGTCCATGTAGTGATTGTAGTTCGCAATCAAAGCTTGTAGTTTCTGACCGCCAGAACTTGTCGTCAGCTCTTGGATAGGAATACGAGCATGGTTGAACTCGCCATCTTGCGTGAAACTACGACCAACAACACTACCCGTTTGGAAGTATAGCCTCAACGCATCCTCCGGAGTGTACTTGCCGCCTGTGCCTAGGTCAACTTCATTGATGCCATCAGCGTCGATAAAGACACCATCAGGGACAACACGAGCGATGACCTGCTGCATCTTCAGGTGAGTGAGCTGTATCAAGTCAACGAATGGAATCATCCTTCGTACCAATGACTCAATATTGCCCTTATACATTCTAGGGGCACACGCCACATAGTTGGGCATAGCATTTTGAGATGCAGACTTAGGACGAACCATATTCTCCATCAACTGCCAACGCAACATAATGTTAGTGCCCATCACCATAACGCCCTCATACCACACCTCGATTGTCTTGGTGATGCGCTCAAAGCCCTGCTCCTCCATCATATCGGCAGGAGGATTGAAGTTCTCGTCCTTCTCAATAATACGAGAGCCGCCCATCTCGGTAGTCTTCTTCTTGTACACAAAAGTGTGCGTAGTCTTGTAGTTGAAGAACAAGAGCGTTGCAGTGTCGTTCCTAAATAGGCTGTTATTGTAGAACTGAGCTACATTGTAGTAATCATACCAATTCTGGCTATACTTACTAATCTCCTGCATCTGCTCAATAGTCAGATTAGGGTCCAGCTTAGTAAGCTCAGAGATAGGGATAGTCTTGACTTCCCCCCAATAGAAGCAGTCACGGAAGTATGGGTCTTCAGTATAGCTGTACACCACATTGGCAGGGTCTACATACTGAACCCTAACCCCATCGCCAGGGTTGAACTCATGCTTCGATATCCCGATGCCAAGAACCATAAGGTCATACTCAACCCTCCTGCGTACATCCTGATATCTGCTGTCCTCAAGTATGGTATTCAGCGCCTCCTCCTGAGCAATCTCAACAGAAGGCTTGTAGTTCATCTCCATGAACAACTGCAACTCATCATCATTCTCTGGAAGATCAGCAGGATTGACAGTCCATGGATTGACACCGAAATTCTCCTGAGCAGCCATAAAAATGTCCTTACCAGCCATCTGCACCTCAACCGACTCTTGGAAGTCCCGGCGCTTCTGAATAGACGCAGAGTCTTGCGCCCTCGCCTTAACCTTGAACAGCCTGTCCCCCATCCCATTCACCACGATATCAACAAACTTAGGTAGCACTGGCACTGGGGTCCAGTCAAGATTCATATATGACAAATCGCCGTTAACAGCGAGTTCATCCTTGTATTTCTGTACAGACTGCTCTCCACGTGCGTATAAACGCAGTCGGTGCATGTCCCTCCACTGAGAGTAGTACCTCGCCGAAGAAGAGTCTTTCCTAAACCATTCGTACTGAATAGCCTGACCTATCCTTAGTCCAAACTCCTTCGTGCCCTTCTCAATGTCGGACACATATTGGTTTGGAAATGACGTAGGATTGATTATTGGTTTATCCATTCTTCTCTATGCGGCTGAAGGAACTCTCATTATTATATCTGGCAAAGTTAATACTTATTTTAGAGGACTTAATTTCTGACACATACAAGTGCTTCTGGTTCGCCATAATTGCCAGTCCAGAGCTTATAGACGCATCGTGCCTCGTTCTATTGGTGATATCAAACGCAGCCCAGTCCATCAGCGTTTTGTTGAAATACATAGACCCACAGTCGTCAGGATCTCTATATGTGCCCTCGGTATCAAAGCCAACATGCTTCTCGATGTAAGACTCAATAGCAGCAGCATGAGCCTGCTTGACATCTTCCGATGTGTTCGGAATGCCACCGAGTTCAATCTCCGTCTTGGATAGTTTCGATATATGCTTGTCAGGTCTATTCAGCGAGAACGCCCTATATCCCCTGTTCTTAAAGTGGTATAACAGCCTCGGCTTGTTGTTCTCGGCAAGAACAGGCATCCCGTAGAACACACAAGCCATCAGCACATCTTCGAAGAATATCTCAGCAGTCTGAGGTCGAGCGATGTACTCTAAGAAAAACATGCCACTGGGCGCGTCATCAACATTGAACTTAGTCAAGCCATGTAATGCACCATTAGACCCTCCTCCACCCACAACACCCGATATGTCGTATGAGTCACAGCCAAAAGACCCTATGTGCTCATTGCCAGGATACTTCCTGCCATTGCGGTCAATAACCCTATTTTGAAGCCCAGCGGGTGGTATCCAACTGACTAAGAATCGCCCAGTCTTATTAGGAGTCCATATCACACGGCTATCCTGAATGCCGTTCGCCCAATGAAACGACCCACGAGTTAGCGTTGTGTTAATCATAATGCCGTCATTGAAGTCAATCTGCTGATATATCTTGGTCAGATTGAATAGCGACATTCGGCTTTCATCACGAAACGCATGCGCCTCCGTGCGCGGGAACTGCCTGTAAAACTCATTCAGCGCATCCTGGTCCGACTTGAGCGACTGAACTTCATTCTCCCAATAGTTGACAGCACCGGTATAAATCTCCATATCATCAACGCCAACAATAGGGGATGCCGGCGAGTTAATGACGGGCCATCCATGCTTATCAATATACCCCTCGAAGTTCCACTCCATAGGGATGAACAGCTTGTACATACCACTCTTGGTCTGACCATTGGCATTTCGCTTGGTCACATCAGAGTCATCGTACAACTCCTTGAAGTTCCCGCCTCCTTTAGCCTTGGCATTGCAGGTAGAGCCCATCATGCACTTGCCGACAATCTTACTGCCTATACGCAGAGTCGTTTTAGTAACCCGCCAGTTATTGAGGATATTCTCTGGTGGCAGCCACTTTCCACTTTCATCATGTATCAGAAGCAATAACTTCTCACCGTCATAGCTGTTGTCAGCGGTATTGCGCCAGTCAATAGTCGTATTCAGCCCATCCGGCGATGAGTCAGACATAACCTCGTGAATATTCTTGCGGGTTATCTTCGATGCCGGTAGTCGATAGGCGAGTTCCATCTTCGGCTTGTCCATACCATCCTGTATTGGCTTGAAGAAGAACGGGTAGTTCGTTGATATAGGCACGACCTTATCGGTAAACATCTTCTTGGCATCAGCACCAGTCTTGGATAGTATGCCAATACGAGCATTGCGTGACAATGTGCCAAGGTTAACAGCCATTGACGAACTCATAAACGAGAACCCGGAACGCCTAATCTTTAAGTAGCACATACCGAATGACCTATTATCAGCCATACATGCCTCCCAGAAAATGAAGAAAATCCTATTAGCCTCCCGGAAGTCAGGGTATCCAACGTCAATCTTACTCCACTGAAGGTACATGTAGTATGCCCCAGTCATGTATGTTGGCACCCCATTGTTCATAAACCACGTTCCTGCATCTCTCTTATCAAACTCAGACTCAATGTATGGCGCATATGACTCCTTGAAGTCACGCGGCATCTCATTCCATTGAAATATTGACTTTATCTTTTCTAATTGAGGCGGACAGTTCACCCGCTCCCAATACTGCTCAGACTTCTTGCTTGACCGTTGATACACCTGCTTAGGCACCTCGGGTATGCCTATCTTCAACCCAGATATCTCATATACAGCCCCGAGAGTGCCATCCTTAGAAATAACGACAATGTCATACTCCCTATTATACCCATACACCCACTTCTTCTTCTGAACGGGCGCAGGCAGCACTCTGTATAGGCTATTTTGAACGTCTTTCTGCAAATCCCTGTCCATGCGTTTCATTAGATGCCATAGGAGCATTCAGTATGTCCTCCTCCTGTTGTATCCTCGTCAATATATCGAATGCATCCATAATCGCTAGTTTCTTGGTGGCGGCGGCATTCTTCATCCTATCGGCACTCAACTCATCCTCCCCGCCAGTAATAATCTCCTGCTCAGCAACCTTAATGAGATGCTCCACAGCCTTGCGCCCAGCTTTTATTATATCCCTCTTGTACTGCTCATTAGTCTTCATATCTTGATGGCAATGTTACTGGTAAACATACGATATAGCACCTCCCCATCAACCTCGAACTCATACTCGCTCTCTGGTTGATAAATGACCTCATCGCCTTCCTTCAGCCCAAGTGCTATCAACTCATCATTAATATAACGGATAGTTCCATGCAGTGGCTCCGAATTGCCGCCCTTATACAGCACCCACTCCTTCTCATCCGAAGGCTTTATGAAACAGTACTTATCGTGAGCATGCCACCTACCATCATCAGACTTAAACAAGAAGAACTGATCGTAGTCTAACACAAACGTATTCTCCCCAAAGAAAGACTTGCCACTCTTCTGCCTACCATACATATCATAGTAGAACTTGAATACATTGTGGTGAACAATCAGCGTATCCCCAGGCTTGATAGGACCGCTGTAGTCCATTGGCGTGCTGATGACCTCGGCATACCTATTTGAGAATCTGTGGTCTTCTTGAGAAACACTTACAATGAAGTCAACACCCCAATCCCGGGTGTTGTCATAACGCCGATCTCCCTTCGGCCTGACGATAAACTGAAATGGCGAACGCATCAGATAACTTCATACTCGATTGATATCGGCATACAGGCATTAAACTCCTTCCAGAGCATGTGCTCATTGCGTGAGTTCGAGATGTGTATCTTAATGCCGCCTGATGAATCCTTCTTAATTAAGGATATCCTAAAATCGCCAGTCTTGTTGATTACAGGCTGATTGAGCTCGTAATGCATGCCATTCTTGTAATCCTGGCCTATTCCTACTTTTCGTATCATATTAAATTGGTTTAACTCTATTTCCCATCCCCACCCGTGCCTTCTCCCTCTTTTTTGCCGCTAACTTAGCACTACCGACTTCAGATGCAGTCTTTGGCGTATTTGATGACACCCTGCGACTAGGACGGCAGTATTCGTTGCTCCCACCTGCACCACAAGCCTTGCCAGTTCTTGTGTCCTTCCACTTCTCCGCTTCCCAGCGTTTCAGATTTGACCCAGCCTCTCCCTTGCGCACAGAGCCAGATTGCTTCCGGCACTTGGCAATAGCCTGCGATGCCCTTGCAGAAGGGAAGACATCATACTGAGCCTTGACCTTTCTGTAACAGGCGTCTTTCACTTGCGGACAATCTTCGTCTTCTTAACCTCACCATTAGGGGAGGTGGTTTTTACCTTAACTTTCTGACCTCCATCCTTCCTGAATACGCTCTTGGACTTTTCAACAGTGCCATCAGGATATCTATTGGTGTCTTTCTCAACATCGCGAACATGCTTCTTCTTAAGCATCATCATGCGGTCTTTTGCAGTGGGTTTTGGTTTCATCATATTTGTCTTATTACAAGGTTAAAATGCTCTAAAGTCACTGTAGTCCCAGAACTTGCATTCTGAGTCCATAGTTCAATATATGAATTTTGCGGAATATCCACAATAAACGATCCGGAACCACTCCCTCCTTTTGCACCCCCTCCGCCACAAACAATGTCAATCTCAGATTTTACAATTGAATTAATATTTCCATCCAATGCAATTCTGAACATAATGTTATTATTACTAGCAGCTGACGCAGTAAGTGAATACGTAACCCAGTACCTTCTTAATTGTCCAATGTTTGTTATTCTATTAGTAGTTGCAACCACCAAAGATGAGTCATTTGTAAGGCCAACTGCTGTGGTCATGGTCATTTTAATCCATGTAGACTGAGTAACGGCTTGGTTTCCAGTAGTAGAGCTCATTTCCGTATAAGAAACGGAAACGCCTGTTACAGATGAGGCAAGAACATTTTTGGTAGCGTTGCTGTCGCTAGCATCGCTAATCAATATATAATCTCCGGGCTCTAAAGGAACTACAGGATATGTACTTATCTTAGGCATTACGATCTTCTTTTTCTTTTCCTTTCCATTCTTGCATCAACACGATCTTTGAATCTTTCAAATCTCGCTTCCTTTCTTGTTGGGACAGAGCTTTTAGCCTGTTCTCTATACGCTTTTCTGTCCATTGATGTGGCTGATTTTGGCTCTGTAGTCGCTTTTTTTGCGGCGGGAGCTGACTTTAGCTCTGTAGCCACTTTATTATTAACAGAAGAGCTCGTCACAGAAGTCGCCATTTTACCACTCGGCATTTTCTCAATAGGGATGTAGGATGACGGTCTACCAGATGCTATCCTAGCATCCTCTTCCTCCTTTGTTCTAGTGTGATATGACTTACCACCAAATGTGAATGTCTCTTTGCCTGCTTTTCTAGCACCAGAGAAAGCCTGGCCAAATGGAGTTACTTTACCTCCAGTACTATATGATTTCTTTTTCATTTGCAAGATGATTTAGGCTTTTTCATTCCAGGTAGAGGAGACTTACCGCCTTTAGCATAGGTGGTGGGTTTCATTGGCGTCTTACCGCCCTTAGCATACTTGGTGTTTTTCATATCACAGGTACAGGTTTTGTTTTTGCATTTTGAACAGCCTTTCATTTCTCGAATTTTTTAATGATGCTGCAAATATAACTATGTAATCCATCCTTGTTATTTTTTACGGCCAGCCCCTTAATCTTGGACACTTGACTGGGATTTAGAATATACTCACCACCAGTGGCCTCTCCAATCTTCCTGCCATTACGAACCAAGTCTATCGGATTCTTCTTGTGAGAAAATGGACCAGGGGTTTTCTTCATCACCTAAACACTATGGTTAATGCCACAAATATAACACAAAGCGCAACGACAGCGAAAACCCACTTAGGCACAACAGTCTTAGTCTTCACAATCTCACGATAGACAGTATCCCCTCGATATCGCTGAACGACAGTGTCAACCTTCAACTTCACGACAACCCTGCCGCTGTCTGAAAATAAAGAGACCTTAACAGGACCTGATGCTGTTTCGTATTTAAAAGCCTTCAACACCCCGGCTGAGTCACACTCAACCGGGATGTATGTCGTCGTGTAGACCGGCATCTGTATCGTGTCGATCTGAATCTGCTTCACGTACTCCGTAACCGTCGCCTTGCGACTGCAAGAGGCAAGAAGAAGCAGGACTATTATGCCTGCGCTTCTGACCATCTGAGGAGTACAGTTCCGTTAGCGGTTCCGTTTCTAAGCCTTACGTTTATGGCAAGAACTTCAGGTCCATCCGGATATACGCCATCTCCACCAATCGGCGAATTTGTCAACTCTTTCAACGGACTCAAATCAAGCCTGTCGTTTACTGCCCCCCATTGTGAAGAGGTTCCTGATGGAGCCGGAGCGGCAAAGGCGAAAATTTGCTCACCACCAGTAGCAACACCTCCCGTCCAAGACGTTGCAACCTGGGCAAATGATGGCTGTGATCCCTGTGCCGTAGCATTCACATCAAGCCACGTTACTGCACTAATATTCGTTGGGTTAACAACACCCTCAATAATCACAGCGCCAGCATTAACACCATTATCCACGTCAACCCCTACGGCTTGCAACAAAAATTGAGCTCTGTTAATGAGGTCTCTATTTCCAAGAACACCTACAAGACCAGCCGACACGGATGGTGCTAATCGAATCAAAAATGCAGTTTGAGTAGCCGTTGTTAATGATAGACCTACTCTTTGATAGTTGAAGATATAACCACGGTCAGAGTCAAAGCCGCCATCCATTACAAGAGCCGAGCCCCAGTGTACAAGCGATGGGCTGCAAGTGTTTCGGATAAGAACTACTCCAGGGCCGTTTGTAGCACCTGCTGTTGGTGTATTGTGTGTGCTATCTACGGAACCGGTAAAGCTTCTTAATAGACCCCCTTGGAACTTACTCAATGTTGCAGCTCTGGTTAATCCGGTAAATGTAGGCGGACTTGATGTTTTTCCGGTGTAACTAATAATCTCTTGGTCAATCAGAAGCGTGCCCGACCCAGGGAACTCCGCCGTACTAGCAACAGTTGCAGTAGTTGCTCCAGCCGCAAGCGATGCGGTCAAATAGGTATATGCTCCTTCATTCTCAACAGAATAACGAACCGGCAAGTTACCTGTACGCATGTGCGCCTCGTAGTTGACGTTGTTGTTCTTGAGCCTATGAACCATTAGCCAATTACCGTCAGCACCACGAATCATCCAGTCAATAAATCCTGCACCATACCATGTGTACTGAATGCCCACCATTTGCATGGTGTTTAAGTCAAGTAGAAATCCACTTGGGTTGTTTATGCCGCCAGTGCCATCGCAGGTATCAATGTTCCAGTTGGCTTGAGAAATACGAGTTTCACGAACAATACTCCCCTTTACTCCAGAGGCATTTATACTTGGGCGATAATCCGGAGAGATAGTCATCGAAGTGTTGCTGGATATTGAAGCAACCAAATATGTCATGCCCTTGATTACAATCTTGGTACCAACACGAAGTTGCTCAATAAATTTAGTATCAGTACCAGTAACTGTCGTACTTCCAGCAGTTATAGCCAGTGTACCAACAAGTTGAAATACAGCACTTCGGCGAACAGCCCAGAATGTAGCCCCATCGTATTCGAAGAACATGCCATTCTGGTCATCAAAAGGACCAGCACGAACAACAGAACCAGACCAAGCAGTTACAATAACTTTAGGATCAGTTCCCGGTGTATAAGTAGTTGTTATTGAACCAAGGGTTGCTGTATTTGCAAATGTGAAAACATATGGACTTGTTGCTACGGTTGCCACAGTATACGTTCCATCGTATCCAGATGTAGATATGCCTACTATTCTAACTGTTGCACCAGATTGAAGGCCGTGAGGCACTCCATCAACAGTAACAGTAACGGTAGAGCCAATAGCCGTTCCATTAGCTGAAATGCTACGAATGTCATAATTTGGCCTGAACAATACGCCGGATGACCACAGATACCCTTTACCAGACTGATAACGGTTATATTTCTTCGTTGAACGAACAATACAAGCACCATGCGATGCACTAGCCGCATAAATCTGTACGCCACCATCCCAAGGTCTAGGCTGTGCCAATCCATCTGAGTTAGTTGTGACTGTCATTGTACAGCCGGTAAAGTCAACGGCACTGCCTCCAGTTCCAGATGTCCACTGCCTAGTTACAAATGTAAATGTTGTCGCTGTTGGCACTGACGCCACATAAAATGACCCTTGAGCCTGAAGGGTATTAGTTCCACTAGTAACCCTAACGAGAATAGGCGTGCCAGGCACAAGGTTGTGAGGGCTTGTTGACGTGATTGTCACTGATGTTCCGGCAGTATGTATCCCTGTTGGGTTGGTAATTGGAATACTAACGTTTGTAGCAAACACACACCTACGAAGGACAATATTGTCTGCTAAAATCGAGCCCGATGTTACGGTTGTTTTAGCCCTGTATGTAAACTGAGTCGGACTACCAAACGTCTCAACTAAAAACCCACCATCTGAACCACCTACGCCAAGGGCAACAGTTTGACTTGTACCAGCGACGTGGATTGGAGTTCCAGCCGTTGTGATACCATGCGCACTTGATGTCGTAACTGTAATCAACGAATTTGTACTTGAAGTAGTCGTTCCATCGGATGATATGGCCGTAACGACAAGGTCATTACTCTGAAGCTCAAGAATTGATGGGAAGTACCGGTTTAAGCCGTAAGACGCCCATTTTGTGGGCTGCAAGCCATACTCAAAGTCAGCATCAATCATTGACTTGGGATCAGACACACGAATGCGCTCAATAGCGTCCGTTCCAAAGTCAAATGGCCGCATAACCTGCTCCTTCTTTTCAACCAAAATCTCAAGAACATCCGTTGCTTGCATATACGACGTGTCCATGAGCAAATTGAACATAGTCACCCCACCAGCCCTCTGCACAAGAGTTGTCGGCATTCCAGTTGGAATCGTCTGGTTGTATGTGTTGAATGTTATCGTGCCAATGAGTTTCTCGTGCTCATCGCTGTACATCAGCTTGTTCCTCGTTGAATTGACAATCCTCCGGATTTGTCCAATATTCCATCTCCCCGGAATAACCAACTGAGCGGCATACTGCTGAGTTCCAGTAGTTACCGAAGGAGTGAAAATATAAGCTGATACTTGTTCTAGTGCCATGTTTATTGTTGTTTATATGGAAATATTTTGTTTAGTTGCTCTTGCCTCTTGTCGCAGCCACATTCAATACCGGTTGCTTCCGATATCACCTCGACTGCCTTCTTCACGCCAGTCATCGTGAAGATCCGCGCCAGCGTGTCGCCAGCACCCTTGTCATTATTTTTTTGAGAAGTACTTGTCGTAGACATATTCAACAGCTTTAAGTCCTCCGAATCCTATGATGAACGCTACGCCATACTCAGCCTCCGGCTTCATATTTAAGTACGACACAACGAGTGGCGTCAGGTAGTTCGCAGACAATGTGCCCGAGAATATAGTGACCGCCTGCTCCATCCAGTTCATCGTCTTACGCTTTGCCCACAGCGTGACAATACTGCCACCAAGTCCAGCTAATGTCAGCGATAGGTTAATACCGATTTCATTCAGTAACTCTTTCATTTCCTTGCTCTGTTTGTTGATTGTTTCTCAAGAATGACCTTACCGCCCTTCTGGTGCGACACGTCCATGCCATCACCCTTGGTGCCCATCTCGCGGTTCTTCTGCACCAACTCCGCTCTGTAACGCCTACGCTCAGGCGTGCTGTGATACTTTTTGTCGTACTCCACCTTCCTGCGCCTAGCGCCAGGATTGTCCGCGTAATATCTCGCCGTCTTCCTCATCAGTACTTCCCCCTCCTACCTTTCGGCGATGACGCAGTGCTGCCCCCCTTGCCTGCCCACAAGTTCTTACACGCCCAGTAACGCGCTGTCAGCTTACTCGTAGCCGTGTCACAGTTATGACGCGCCTTGAAGCTCTTACGGGCGGCATCACTGTAGTTGTGGCCGTACCCCTTCGCACCGAAGTGTATGATCTTCTCCTGACCACCTTCACACCCCTTCACCATCCTCTTCTTGCCTGGGCTCGTCGATGGCCTAGGCTTGTTACATGGCATACTGTCCTTGTTCATTTATTCTTCTTCTTAGCTGCCGAGTATGCAATCGCCGCTATCTGCTCACGACTACGCTTCTTGCCTGCGGGCTTACTTCTGTTTGCCCTCGTCAGCTCGGCGATGTTCTTAGACACAGATTTCGTTAGTGGCATCTCGTATTTTTGCCACAAATATAATCACGTTTTGACGAACCCACTTAAATACTGGACTGCCGTCCGCTACTACGTCTCCATGACCTATGGCCTCTCCATCAAGGAACTAGACGCCATGCTCTGGATGCACGATGAACCCTACCTCACCATCAGAGAACTCCGCGAGGTCTTCGCCGGCTCCGATGGCTCTGGCTATGTCACCAGCGCCCTCATCCGCGAGGGGTGGATCTCAGTTGTCACCGAGACCCCCCGTCGCCTTCACTCACTCTCCCCGAGAGGACACCAGCTTGTACGCGACATCAAGGAGTGGTGCGCCCTAAGACGCGTCATGCCCGAGCGCGTGCCCTGGATGACCGAGCCCACCAACTCAACACGCATGCGCAAGATGCGCACACGCATTCGCATCATCAACTCTCTCGTAAGACAGCACAGATATCACGATCAGTTATCACGAGCAACTGACGGTCCTCAATAATCAGCCTGAAGCCAGCGTTCTTGTCGTATGCCACCA